TCTGGAGGCTCTAATGTATTAACAGGTACATTTACTACAGCGGCGGCAACACCTGCCATTGTAAATATTGACGGGGATGATGACGTAACGGTTGGACAAGAAAACGTAACAATCAATTGCGCTAATCTACCAGCTACAGTTTCTTCATGGTCTGCGACATTAGGAGGTGAGGCTTTAACACCGCTGCTTTGGAATTCAGGACAGCCGACAGTGGATATTCCAGCCGGCATTAGCCTTACGCCAGGTGGTGGGCCTTACACACTATCGCTGACATACACCGAGTAATTTGATATGCCGACGATTACGCTCAACGGCGTAACATTATCAGCAGCTCCGGTAACGCTCACGCATACGGGGGTCACGCTGACGGAAGATACAAGCGTAACGCTCACGCATACGGGCGTTACTTTGTTGGCATTAGGCCCAGTCCTTACCAATCCACCCGATCAGATCACATCAGGCTCGACAATAGCACTGACAGGTGAAAATTGGGGAGCGGTAGCAGGCTCTATATCGCTAACCTCTGAAGGTCAAGCACAGGTAGTCTCATACACTGGATGGACTGATACTGGCGCATCAATTACAGTGCCGGATGTTGAGTCAACGCTATTAGCGTATGGTTCAGCAACGCTTAGAATTACCCACGACAATGGGGGTTACACCGACTATCCGATAACATTGATTCCGGCTAATAATGATGGCTATGTGCTCATCGGCACACCACATGCCGATCCAGCGAAACGGATTCAATCGGCGCCAGAGGATTTAGTTACCGGCGATCAAATAGTTTACGACACGCTAGGCGGCATGATTCAGATCCTCGATAATGGATCTGTTGAAGCGCATTCGAGCCTAGTTAACGGCACTTACGCCTTCAATACCCGCATACGGCACGCTACAAGCGGAGCCTGGGGGGATGTTGTTGAGCAGAGTGTTACGATTGATGTTCCGGTAACTGCAAGCGCCTCCATTCAGCTTCCAGCGATCTCGCTGTCTGGAACGGCTGAAATTGAAGCCGATATAGTAGTTAGCGGCGCAATAGTGTTGCCTGCTTTCCAGGTAAGCGGCGCAAGCGAAGTTATCCCGCTTGAGACTGTCACAGCGCTAGGCGCAATAACACTGCCAGCACTCTCAATGCAAGGCGTGCTTGATGTTGTAGAGGAAGGGATAACAGAGGCAACTGGTTCCCTGGTTCTTCCGGCAATAAATTTGTCTGGCGTAGCGTCAATAGAGCAGGAAATTACCATTGATGGCAGTATTGTTTTGCCAGCAATACAGCTATCAGGCTCCCTTGATCTTGATATTGTTATTCCGGCTAAGGATATTTATGTAACGGCCAGTATTGAGTTGCCAGCATTCGAGTTGGGAGGTTCAGCCGAGGTTGTACAGGAGATAGTTGCGGCTGGCAATATAACGCTGCCAGCTATCAATATATCGGGCGGCGTGTCGTTCGTTCAGCCTGGAGAGGTGCGGGTTTACGGCGCAATTACACTGCCTGAGATACGTTTGGCAGGTGAAACTGAATTCATAACACCAGCTAAAACCATCACGGCATCCGGCAGCATTGCGCTCCCAGCTTTCGTGTTGCAGTCAGTCCCGATCTATGAAATTGATCCAGACTGGATCTTTATGCTTGACTACAAGCGCATACCAGACATCACCGTCAAACACTAATCAATCCATTTTAAACAAATTACTCTTTATTGAGGGATTACCCATGACTACTCGTTTATCCAGCGAAGCACAACAGGCAGGTGCAAATGCTATTGTTGATCAATTGAATTCAGGCTACATTGAGTGGCGCACAGGCGCGCAGCCATTATCTGCGAACAACACCGCCACAGGGACTCTTTTAGGTGTATCAAGATTTCCAAACCCAGCTTACGGCGATGCTAACGCATCAGGACAGGCTGTATTGGCATCAGCAATCGCAGATGTTGTCGCTACTGCTGCTGGAAATATTGGGCATGCAAGAATCAAGCTGTCAAACAATGCAACCACATGGATTGATTGCGCTGTAACTGCCACAGGTGGAGGTGGCGAGATCACAGTTGATCAGGTAGCGGTTGCTATTGGTGACACGATCAAGGTCACTTCGATTAGCATCACTCAGCCAGCCCAGTCTGCTTAATATGATTCTCAGAACCGAGCAAAGTGCAGGTGAAGTGCGCTGGCATGGCTGCGACTTATTGACGCGAGCTATCACTGAAAGCGGATCACAAGTGCAAAGCGTTGCATGGTCTGTTTATTCAGGCGATGCAGTCATATCAAGCACGCAGGACACACCCTCTTTTCATCCGACGCAGACAGCCGCGCTTATTTCAACGCCTACCACCATGCAGAGTATTATTCAGATTAATGTTGTGCTGGAGAACGGGGAGAGGCTGAACGAGCATCTTATGTTGACGCCTGGAGAGTTTGACGCGGAAGGCGGCCTGTTCAATTAGAGCAGGCCGGAAGGGATCAGGACAAGGCTTTCTTTATATCATCAAACCCTTCGACATGACTCCAGTCGGCAGACCAGAACTTTTCGACAAATGAGAGGATTGCAAACTGCTCAACCTGTGACATAGCGTGAATACGCTTGACCAGATCGGCAGACGGGTGGTCCTCGACATTGATCAACCCTAAATCGTCCATCATGTCGGACGCAATACGATAAGGCGGATGCTCAATGCTCCCGCAAGTACCGGCATAGCAATTTAATACAACCTGCCACTCACCATCAGTTAGTTCAGGTAGGTGAGTACGGGCCATATAGTCATTAACGACTATGGCCCGATTAACCAGATTACTCCATGCAATCGAAGTATCAGGGTTTCGCTGATCAGTCATGGACTGCATGATCTTAAGAGTCTGATCACTGATCATTACGGATTTTTTGACTGACATTTTATGCTCCTCTTTAGCCGAAGGCTCTATGAGCCACAGTTATAAATATGCGCTCTTTCTTTTTATTAAGAACGCTAGCCTTCAGGCTCAGCGCGCGATCATCAAGGGAGTAGCGCTCCCATGCGTATGGGAGGATATGGGTGATCCTATCACTCCATCCACCAGATCCGTCGAATGTTTGCCACGTGCTCTTAAAACGCACGGTTCTCCCGTTCACCGGGATTAACGTCCCCTTTCCAAGGGGAGCGCCGTTTTGGTCTTTTTTGTAGACCTCTATAAAGGCTGGGTTTTTATCCATGTTTATATCCTCGATATGCCGCCAGTTAAGGCGGCGATTAGGGTAGCGGTTATTTAGCGAAGGCTGAAAGCTCGTCAGTCCATTGACTGTCGTCGCAGCGACCATCAGCGATCAGTGCTTGAGCTACATGCCTGGGGATGTCATCACCGGCATAGAGTTGATCAGCCCACAGATCGAGCAGGGCAGATTGGATTTTTTCGGCGCTATCAAGATCGCTGGAGAACCAGTAGTCGTTATCGCCGTTGTAGCTGAAGATTTCATGAGCGAAGTCCTCAAAGCTTTGTCCGTCTGGATCAATATTGCCGTCAAGATAGGTGCCGAGATCGTCAATGATCCCGCCTTCTTGACAGTCATCGAATAGACTGCACTGCATTTCATTAACGAGATCGGATGCAGACTCAGACAGTCTGCCGACATAGTTTGATCCATCCCATTCGATGGATGAGCCATCGAGGACGGTCTGGAAGTTTTCGAGATTAGAGCTGATCATCTCTGTGATCATATCAGCAGTGCTCTCGGGCCGGATTGGGAACCGGATAACTATGCCGTGAAACACCGGAGACGGAATAGCATTGCCGATCTCGCCGGAGTATCCGGCATCGACTTCGCCAGTCTCAAGATCAAGAGCAATGAAAGCTGGCTGATTTTGATATTGACCAGGGTACTTGCAGTAAACAGGGAATCTTTCTTCGCTGGAAAAAACAGAGTGTGCAGTAATCATTTTCATTCTCCTGCCGTTCTCATCGAGTCGGCTAATTAGTTGTTGAAACAATCTGTTATCAGACTGTGATTACATTATCGTACCTTGGTGCGAATATGTCCAGAACAATATCGTTAACATTTAGAATTTAATCGAATAAGTAGGCTTTTATATAGAGCCTAAGTGAATAAGCATGGCAACAAAAAAGCGGAAAATTGATTGGGAGTCGGTCGAGAAGGATTATCGTGCGGGCACGTTATCCGTCTACGCTGTCGCTCGCAAGCATGGAACGAAAGAGAGCACCATAAGAAGCCGGGCAAAAACGAACGCTTGGCAGCGCGACCTGAGCGCAGTTGTAAAAGCAAGGTCGAAAGCGAGCTTGTCGCGTACTGCATCACGTAGCGATTGTGCAGATAATGAACAGAAACATCTGACAGACGAAGAGATCATCAGGGAAGCGGTCGCAACAAACATTGCAGTCGTCACGAGTCACATTAAATCCATCAAGACACTGCGGAATATCACAGACGATCTGAGCGCGATACTGGCCGACCAGGTCAGGGAAAAAATGATCACGGTTGACTCGCTGCACGGCCCTATTCAAGTGTCTGTGCCGATTGATTATGTCGGCAAAGGCTTGATGTCGGCTGTTACGTCGTTAGAGCGATTGATTAAACTCGAACGACAAGCATACAGCATGGATGTCGAAGAACAAAAAGAGCTGGAAGTCGAAGATATTCTCACGGAAATGGAAAGCGAAATTGGCAGGTAGCATCAGGGAAAGGGTGAAAGCGTTACTGCCCAGGCTGGTAAGCGATTTTGTTTTCTACGCCTCACATCAGCTCAAAATTGCAACAAAAGAAGGCGGTGTTAAAAAACTTGAACTGAATAAATCGCAGCAGTTTGTGCATGAGCGGCTCGAGGCGCAGCTGTTTGAGGAGGATCAGGTTAGAGCACTGATACTGAAAGGCAGACAGCAAGGCATATCGACGTATGTCGAGGCCAGGTTTTACCACAAAGTTCAGTTCAGACGCGGTGTTCGCGCGTTTATTCTCACACACATGCAAGAAGCAACTGATAACCTGTTTGATATGGTCCAGCGCTATCACGATAACGTCCATAGCGTGTTCCGTCCGCACACAAGTACCGCATCAGCTAAAGAGCTGAAGTTTGATAAGTTGGACTCAGGGTACAAAGTAGGGACAGCAGGATCAAAAGGGACAGGGCGAAGTTCAACGATCCACTATTTTCATGGCTCAGAGGTCGCGTTCTGGCCGAATGCACAGGTTCACGCGGCTGGCGCATTGCAAGCAGTGCCGAAACGAAACCGAACTGAAGTGATTCACGAGTCAACTGGCAATGGCATCGGCGGGTATTTTCACGATCAATGGCAAAAAGCTGAAGCAGGGCAGTCTGATTTCATCGCGATATTTGTGCCGTGGAAGCTTCAAGACGAGTACCGAACACCCGCGCCTGAATCTTTCAAAATGTCGAGCGAAGAGGCTGAGGTTTCAGAAATATATGGGCTCGATATTGATCAAATCTATTGGTCGCACCAGAAGAACATCGAATTAGGCGGCAGCCCAGGCGAGTACGGCTGGCTATTTCTGCAAGAGTATCCGTTTTGTGCTGCCGATGCGTTTCAATCGAGCGGTGAGGACAAGCTATGCAGTACGCACAGCATAGCGAGAGCGCGCAAACGCAACATCGAGATACCCGATTACTCACCCAGAGTAATGGGTGTCGACCCGGCACGATTCGGCGATGACAGAACGTCAATTATCGACAGATCAGGCCACAAAGCCTACAACATGATCTCCTACAGCAAAAAATCCGTCACTGAAGTGGCGAGCATTGTGGCGCGCAGGATTGAGAAAGCGCGCGACGAAGGAAAGCCATACAGCGCTGTGTTCGTTGATGTAGGTGGTTTAGGCGCTGGTGTTGTCGATATTCTCAATGATCTTGGCTATCGAAGCATTGTACGCGATGTGAATTTTGGCGAGCGAGCAAGCGATGATGAGCGCTACTATCTAAAGCGATCAGAGATATGGTGCGAAATGGCAGACTGGCTAAACGGTGAGGTCGATATACCGGACTGCGATAGTCTGCACAGCGATCTAACTGCGCCCTGGTACACATACAACGTGAAAAATCAAAAAGTTTTAGCGTCAAAAGAACAACTGCGCAAAGAGGGTATTCGATCACCGGATGAGGGCGATGCTCTCGCGCTGACTTTTAGCTACCCGGTTATTCAGATACATGAAACCAAGAAACGCAAGCCGCGAAATTGGAGAACGTCATAAGTATGACTAAATCACAAGAGTTGTCGCGCGAAGATCTGGAGCGCATGCTGTCAGACATTGATATTCAGCCCGAATGGCGCGCAGCAGCAGACGTAGCTGCAGATTATTACGACGATAAGCAGATCACGACTGAAATGCTCGCAGAAATGGAAGAGCGCGGGCAGCCGCCACTTATCCATAATCTCATTAAGCCAGCAATCAATGGTGTGCTGGGAATGGAAGCGAGGACGCGCACTGGCTGGATAGTTCGAGCTGATGACGAAGAGGGGACAGAAGTTGCTGAAGCAATTAATGAAAAGCTGCACGAAGCGGCAAGAATGGCTCAGGCAGACAGGGCGTGTGCTGATGCGTATGCTGGACAAATTAAAACCGGTATGGCGTGGGTTGAAGTGTCACGTAATTCTGACCCCTTCGAGTATCCCTATCGCGTCGAGTGTGTAAACCGGCGCGAGATATGGTGGGACTGGCATTCAAAACGCGCGGACAGAAAGGATGCTCGATGGTTGCTAAGGCGCAGATGGCTGGATGAAGATGAGGCAATAGCTGCATTCCCGAAGCACGAGGATCTGATTAAGCAAGTATCGAACGGCTGGCAAGGTTGGACGTTTGTTGAGGATACGCACGCGCAAAGCGGGTTAGTCGGTGCCCATGCTGATTACATGAGTTTTGGTCGATCACTGGATGAATGGTGGGACTCACAGCGTAGACGCACATTAGTGTATGAGATTTATTACCGGGTTAAGGTAAATTCTCTGGTGCTGGTGTCACCGAGCGGACTAAAGGTTGAGTTCGACAAAAACAATCTTGAGCACAAGATGCTCGCACTCGACCCGCGTATGAAGCTGATTGATGGCATGATCACAAAGATGCGATGTGCTTGGTATATCGGCCCGCATCGCATCGAAGATAAGCCAAGCCCGCACCCACACAATAAGTTCCCCTATGTTCCTTTTATTGGATTCACCGAAGACACGACCGGCGTTCCTTATGGCTTAGTGCGATCAATGATCCCTGCCCAGGACGAGATCAACCACCGCCGATCAAAGCTGACATGGCTGCTCAACGTCAAGCAGGTCATCAAAGACGATGACGCAACAAATATGTCTGACGAGCAAATACAGGAGCAGTTATCGTTAGGTGACGGTATTGTAACGCTCAACTCGCGCAGGTCGAACAAGGATCGAAACGCATTCCGCATTGAAACTGAGTTTAATATCGCGTCACAGCAATTTCAGATTATGCAAGAAGCGGAGAAGATGATTCAGGATGTCGCAGGCATTTACTCCTCGTTTCTTGGGCAAGAGAGCGGTGCAAAATCTGGTGTAGCTATCAACTCTCTGGTTGAGCAGGGCGCGACAACGCTATCAGAGATCAATGATAACTACCGCTTTGCACGTCAAGAAGTTGGCGAATTACTGATGGCGCACATCATTGAAGATATAGGCGATAAGCCGACGACAGTGACGACTAATCTTAACGACGCGAAGCGCACAAAGCATATCCAATTGAATAAGCCGGATGCAGATGAGCAGGGCAATAAGTTCATTACTAATCATGTCATGCGCACAAAATCTCACGTAGTACTCGACAACATTCAAAACACTCCTGGCTATCACGCGCAACTGACACAGCGATGGATGGATGTAGCGCAATCCATGCCGCCAGAGCTGGCTGTGTCCATCATCCCGGTCATACTCGAACTATCTGATCTGCCGAACAAGGAGGAGGCGCTGAAGCAGATACGCCAGGCTACGGGTATGGGCGTAAATCCAGATGATATGAGCGAAGAAGAAATTGCTGCGTATCAGCAGCAGCAGAAAGAGGCGCAGATGATGAAGCAGGCGCAGATGATGAAAGTGCAAGGTGAGCTGGAAGAGCTTAAAGCGAAGATTCGCACAGCTAATGCCAGGGCCGCACGTGATGAAGCAGAGGCCGGAAAAGTGCCCGTAGATGCCGAGCTTGTTAGCGCACAGACACAAAAGCTGTATGCAGAGATGGAGCGCATCACTACTGAAATTGAAAACATGCGACAAACAATGGATGTCGGAATGGATAAACACATTATAGGTTTGCGGCAACCGCAGCAGCAAAAAGGATTAGCTGCCGGATAACAGCACCGCAACCCACAAAGAATAAACCTAAGAGCCTCGCAATTGCGGGGCTTTTTCGTTTCTGCACTCCCTGAGCGATAGAGGGGATTTTTTGTAACTTCAGCAGTCATGCGATAAATGACGAGGACGAGACATGAGTACCGACACAAAACTGGACGATCAGAGTGATGAAGTAGCATTTAGCGAGGAAGATCTCGATGAAATGTTTATTGACGAAAAACACGACGATCTATTTGGTGATGAAACCGACGAGCTTGACGATCTTGATGATGATATTGAGGACGAAAGCGAAGAGGAGGGCGAACCGTCACCCGCCGACAGTCCAGAAGAGAAAGAGGAAGAACCGAAGAAGCCCGATGGTGTTCTGACTAAAGATGGCAAGCACGTTATCCCTTACACTGAACTGGAGGCTGCAAGAGCGAAAGCAAAGGCGGCAGAAGAACAGCTACAGGAGATACAAGGCAAACTATCCGAGTCGGATAATTTAGCTGAGAAGCTAACCGCACTCGAACGTCATAACAATATTTTGCTGGAACAGCTCAAAAACAACGAACTGACCCCTGATCAATTGCCCGAAAACCTGTCTTTTTCTGACGAAGAATTGGCAGCGATGAGCGATTACGACGAGATAGGCGGCGTTGTTGCAAAGCTGGTTAAGCAAAACAATTGGCTCAAAGACCAGATCACAACGAAAGCCGATACCCGCACGAAAAGCGAGCCGGTAGATGTTGATGCCCAGGCCGTTGAAGCCGCTATTAAAGGCAATGATTCTCTCTCGCAATGGCGCAGTGAAAACGATCCACGTTTCATGCAAGCCGTTGATGTTGATACCCAGTTGCGTAATGACCAGAAATGGTCAGGACGCCCGTACTCTGAACGTTTTAATGAAGTGGTGAGGCTGGTAAATCTCGAATCAGAAAAGCGCAATGACGCAAAACTGGACGAGAAAATCAAATCAGCTTCACGCACAACCCCTAACTCCCTATCTGACATCGGCACTCGCCCATCTACCGAAAAAACCCAGCTTGAAAAGCTGTCGGAGATGGACGCGAACGCTCAGGCCGCTGCACTAGCGCGCATGAGTGAGCGTGAAATCGAGGCGCTGATGCTGAAGATGCTTTGATAATTAAGGAATACTGAAATGACACAGATACCCGCAGCAATGCGCGTGCAATTGTTTAATGCCGCGCTTTTTACCGCTCGTTGCCGTAAACCTACCTTTACCAATATGTTGACCGGTTCCGCACCGCAGGACGTTAAAGGTAAATTACAAACCGAATTTGGCGCGCCCATCGTAGAAATACGTGACCTGCAAGCCAATGCCGGTGATCAGGTGACCGTTGATATTGTCAACGATCTGAACAAGATGCCCACAATGGGTGATCGCAAACTGGCCGGACGCGGTGAAGGTCTGTCTTTTGCCAGCATGGATCTGAATATTGATCAAGGTCGTCACATGGTTGAAGCCGGTGGTCGCATGACCCAGAAGCGCACCAAGCATGGACTGGATTCAATCGCTAACCGCTTGCTCGGTCGCTACTATCCTCGCCTTGAGGATGCGATTATCCAGGCTCATTTAGCTGGTGACCGTGGTAGTTACGTTAATACCAAGTCGATTCTACCTACTGCTGATCACGAAGAGTTTGCGGAGATGATGGTTAATCCTATCACTCCTCCTACTTTTGACCGGCACTTGTATGGTGGTAACGCAACGTCTCTAGCATCTATTGATGCAGCAGATATTTTCTTGCTGGAAACCGTTGATCGTTTAGCGCTCATGCTGGATGAAACCGACGCGCCGCTTGAGCCTGTTCGTTTTGAAGCCGACGAAATGGCTAACGAATCTCCCATGTACGTGC